CTATTAAATGATCCCATCCAAAATAACTAGCAAACTCGGTGGCCATTTTCTTCTTGTCTACATGACGAATGATGCCTACACTTACAATTGCGTCTATTGCGTTTGGGTTCTTTTCTAGGTAATTAACTAGCCAATCTCTGAAACTTACTTCTTCTTTGATTGGCCAACGGTACTTCTGGTACCAGTTCTTCTCTGTAAGATCAACCTCTGAGAGGTCAGTTCCTACTCTCTTGCACATCTCTGTGTAAATCTCTTTCAAATGCTCGGTCATAACTTAATAAAGTATTCGTAGTAATTCTTTACTGGATTAGACATCTCCTCGGCTCTAGGCAGTTCTTGGAACTCACCATTGGCTCCGTTAAAGTATAATCCCACTGCAGAATTTTCTAAGCCAAAGTGTCGGTCTTTCAAAAATATCAAAGAACGGTACTTAGGGCCTAGCAGCGATACGTCATACCCACTATGCACAGGTATGTTATGTCTAGAAGGATTAAACAAGCCTAGCACTATCTCGTAGTCTTGCTGTACACCTTTGTTAAGGTGCAGTTCTTCTAGTGATGGTTCCAACATCTCCTCAATCAGTGCGCCTCTGTTCGTGTATTGGGCTTTTTCTGATGATGGAGTCTGCTGATGAACAATAATGTTTGCCATCTTGAATTTCTTGGAAAACAATTCCAGCGTAATGTCTTTGACCATATAGTCAAGTGTCTGATAAGTACTCAGTCTAGTTTTAGTCTCAGACATCATCTCGTTAGACAATAGACTAATGTGGTCTAGAATAAAAAATACCCAGGTGTCATCTGATTTGTAATGATAAGCAACAGGTACTTGTTTTCCATCGTACTCTTTATACTCATAATCACC